GCCAGCCTTGGTTCTCAAGCCTCCACCTGATTGCTTCCCCTGTGCTGCAACGGTAGAGCGGGCGGTAGTGCCGCGCTTAACATTGGAGGGCGGCGTGTGTGCAGCCTTCGACTGCCGTGACAGTGAATCCGATTTCAATGTTTTAATCGCTGCCTCAATCCGGCGGCGTTTGGTGGATTCAAGTCGGTGTGTGCCCTTCAGCTCCTTTTGGAGGCTGGCCAGTCTTCGTCTCGCTCTATCATTCATAATAATTTATTCCTATTAAAAGTTTGAAAAGGAGGTGACCCCCCGCAAGGGGCCACCCCGTTTTGATGACGACTAGGGCGAATTAGGCCGCGCCGTTGCGCTTAAAGATAACAGTCGCACCGTGGTCACCGAACACAGGCTCGAAAGCCAGCTCGTATTGACCATAGTGTCGACCGTAGACCTCTAAAGGATCGTCACAGGTCGCGGTTGCGTTGGTCTTGTAACCTCCAGTTACGAACTGCCAATCGCCTGAGTAGTTCTCAGGAGAGAAGGCGAGCCCGCCGGGAGTTGTGGACGGAACGACCAGCTGCTTCATCACGCTCGGTGTGAGCACGATTGCTGACTCGTAAACCGCAGCACCCGATTCGGCACCAGCGGAAACATACAGTGGGTTCAGCTTGGTTCCGGTGCCCTTGGCGATATCGCCAGCGGCTAGGGCTGAGTTCTCGCTTACGCGATCATATCCGGTTGTTCCGGAGTTACGTTTCAGCCGAACTGGATTTGTGACAACAATGTGACGGAAGTTACCGGACACCCGATCCGCGCCCAAGCGAGCAAGTAGCTCATTGGATTTGGAGGATTCACGGTAATCAGTACGCACATTGGCATCCGATTTCAGTAATAGGTTAGAGGCTTCCATGCCGATAATCAGCGGGAAGATCGGGCCGGAAGAGCCCATCTCAATCCAACCGCTTGAGTCACCCTCGGTGGCTCCGGACTCAATCAGCTTGATAGCAAGCTGGTCAAGGTGGCCGGGAAGAAGTTTCACCGAATCCGCAAGGTCAGTTGCGGCGGTCAAGTCCTTCATCACTGTGTCGCCGTCACCGATGACCTCGGTATCAACCAAGGCTTCGGCACCAACGGCACCACTGAGCGTTACTTTACGGGCGTGCTTCATGTACTCGTTCTGAATCTTGTTTTCCAAGATACGCTTCGAGTGCTTCGTAATCTCTTCGAGATACGCACGCATGAATACATCCACATTGTAGCGGTATTTAAGGTTGCTTTGGCAAATCTGCGGGCCGCGAACAGCAATGCGTTCCGGGCCGTAGGTTTGCTCACTGAATCCCCACTCCACGTCGTTCCATGTGGGTTGGCAGAGGCCGCTTGCAGCGGTGTCAATGCCTGCCACGCCGGAAGCGGCGGTGGTGGAGATGTCTTCCCAAGCCAGTTCATCATTAATTGGCATTGAGTTTTCGATTGCAAAAGTTGTCTGGGTGAGACCTTGGCCGAGAGGGTAGACCCCCTTGGGAATGGCATTCATCCATACGCTTTTGTTGAGGGCTTTGCGATGGACGTCTTTGCCCAAAGATTCGCTCACCATTTTGAGTGCTTGAAAAATGTCTGCACAAGCCATGAGTTTATTCCTTTATTAAGGTTAAATAATGGAGAAGACAGAAGTCCGGCCTACAGGGACGGACAAACTTCCCCTGTCATCCGGATGGCTCTCGTTCCGGTTAGGCCGCACAGGTTGCCACGCTGCATTAGGCGAGTGAAACTTTTAAGCGGGTTTCATCCGCAACACAAATCTATAGCCAATCACGAGATGCGTCAAGTGATTCACAAACTTTTTTGTGGCTCACTGGTGAACGACAAAGGGGCAGAAATTTAACCGTTGCCAACCCCCTACCGGAATTTACAGCCACTTCCGAACCCTAGGACATTGAATGTCCCACCCATGCACTGTTGTGAATAACTTTCCCTGTACATTGTATTACTTCTGCAATACGATTGACCGCACATGGAAATAACAGATACAGAATTGCACGAGGTCTGCTTGGCGTTAAAGCTCATTCGGCCCCATCAATTAAGCATATTAGATGTGGTCACTGAGCAGGTCGAGCTGGAGAAACGCAGAAAGAGGATGGCTGAGGTGTCCTCAGCCGTTGAACTTTTCTTGAAGGACAAAGCAGATATTGGAAACGCAGCTACCTCAATGCGTACTCTGAGGTCAATTATCCTGCGGTTCGCCAAAGTCTTTGACGGGAGGTTACTCGATGAGGTTACGCATTCCGAGATTAAAGAGTGGGTTAAAAGCATGGGGCTGGCCACGCGCACGAAGAACGGCTACGTGAAGGAGGTTAAGAACCTATACAACTGGTCTATCCAAGAGGGGTACGCCGAGGTTAACCCCACTATTCGCATCGCCACGTACCGCCCATCTATTGATGAGCTTGAGGCCAAGGAGGAAGCCAAGGAGATTCTAACCGTGGCCGAGGTCGATACGATGACCAAGTACGTGATGGGCAACTGCCCCGATGCCATGCCACGAATGGCCATCCAACTCTATAGCGGGACACGCCCAGAGCGTGAGTCTGCCTCAATCGAAATGGACAACATCTACATGGATGACGGCCTGCTCCATGTGCCAGCATCAAAGGCAAAGGATCGTAAGGAAAGGTTCGTCAAGATGAGCGACAAGCTGATGGGGATAGTTAAGTGGGCCAAGGACAATAACCTTAGCTTGCAGGCGGGCAACTGGGACAACAAGTGGAGCGCAATAAAGAACTCGGTTGGGCTGCTTGGGCAATGGCCAAACAGCTGCACCCGACACACGTTCGCATCGTACAACCTCGCCAAGTTTGGTGCCGACCCAACCAAGGAGGCACTGGGGCACGGCAGTTACGATATGCTATTCCAACACTACCGAACCCTTGTCCACCCCAAAGAAGCAGAGACATATTTCGCTGCGTAATAAGTTTGACAGCCATGAGTAATACGACTATAAAAATCCCCATGCCAAAGCGCATGGATAAGACTACTTGTTTCAGAAACACCGAGCACTTGGATTCCCTGCTGAAGAGAATCTCCTTAGCATCCGGAATCCCCGTATCATCACTGATCCGACACCTTCTATTAACTGGAGCACAACCCTTAGCCAAGCAATATGGAATCGACGTTAACGGAAATTAGCATACCCGCCTCAAGCCAAGCCGAGGCAGCGGTTCTAGGTTGTTGCTTGCTTGAGCCCAGCTGCATCGACGATGCCGCCATGACACTTGTCCCCGATGACTTTTATGATTTAAGGCACCGGAATCTTTTTGAGTTGATACTTCGTCTCCGAACAGGGGGCGGCATGGTTGATACCATCACAGTTTTTCAAGAGGCCAAGGATGCCCTAACTGGCGGGCTGGAGGCTCTCGGCGGCATTACCTATGTCAGCTCACTACCCGACCAAGTCGGTGGGGTTGCTGGGCTTCCGGCGTATGTCGGAACGGTAAGCAGGAAATCTAAGCTGCGTTCCCTCATTGTAACCGCGCAGCAAGTCCTGTCCATAACAGGTCGTAAGGGTGATGACGACGACCTGCTGGAGGAAGCTCAAGGCAAGTTGTTGGCCTTGTTGTCCACGGACAGGGAGGAGGGGTTAATCCCGTTGAAGGATGTTGTCCGAATGGCCCTTGATGACATTGAGGACGCCTTCACTAACCAAGGCAAGGTCATAGGCATCCCAACGGGATTCTCCTACCTCGACAAACTTACGACTGGGTTCAAGGGGGGCGACATGATTGTGCTCGCAGCGAGACCATCGCAAGGCAAGACCAGTCTGGCCCTAACAATCGCAGAGCACGTTGCCATTGATAAGGGCATAAGCACTGGCTTCCTTTCTTTGGAGATGACATCTCGCTCTTTAGTGAAGAGGCTGTTAGCCTCGCGTGCGGGCGTGGATGGGCACAACATCGCAAGCGGCAGGTTAGCCGCATCCGAGATTGCTGGGCTAACCCGAACCGCCGCCGAGGTTATGAAGTCACCGCTGCACATAGACCAGACCGGGAACCTCTCAGTCGTCCAGCTTACGGCAAAGGCGCGGCACTTGAAGTATAAGTACGGCATCAAATTTCTAGTCATAGACTACCTTCAGCTAATGCACGCCAAGGCCGATTCTCGCGTGCAGGAGGTGACTAAAATCTCAGCTGCCGTAAAGGCGGTAGCCAAAGAGCTGGACATACCCGTGCTGGTGTTAAGCCAGTTGTCGCGAAAGGTTGAGTCTAGAGAGGGCGGGAAACCAATGCTATCGGATTTACGCGACAGCGGTTCCATCGAGCAAGACGCCGACATGGTGATGCTGATGTGCCGCGCAGATGAAAACAACACAGTGGAGGTGGACATAGCCAAGCATCGTAACGGGCCGTGTGGCTCTATCGACCTTGAGTTTATCCCCCACCTTACACGCTTCAAGAATGCAAGCTATGGGGTGGACACAAAGTGAACTTGAAAACTACCAACGACTCACTGGTCATAGCCATCCGTGCGCTGGGCCACGTCCCAGCGTTCAAGAACAAGAAGATAATAGTCGGTGGAAACAGATTGATAACGGCACCAAAATGCAAAAAATGGATGGATCAAGCGATAAACAGTATCATCTCTCAGTTGAAATACTTGTGTCAGACAAGAGGCGACGAGACCTCGACGGAGCCTTGGCAACAATCTGCGATTGCATTGTTACCGCAAGACGACGCTTGGAAGTTTATACCGGAGATAAACGTGAAAGTAAGAGTGGTAAGAAAGGGTGAAGAAGGAGCCATCATTACACTGACAGAACTTTAAGAGACACTGGGCTCTCCCGACCACTGGTTAAGACCGTGGCGAGTAGAAATCGGACACCCAGTAAAACCTAAACCAAAGAAAAAACAAAACATAAGATGAACGACCAATACGTAATAAAGGGATGCAAGCTCTACTGGGCTTGCTTACATGAAGTCAGCAGATTCAGTGAGAAGTTTGAGGTGAAAGCCACAAACATCTCCAAGGCTGACGAGAAAGCACTAAAGGCTCTTGGGCTTAAAGTGATGGACGGAAAAGAGAAGGGCAAGCCTGAGATGGGTATGTACCTGACCGCCAAAGCCAACAGGGCTGTTCCTGTGGTTGACGCGAAAAGAAACACCATAAATGACACAAGCAATGTAGGTAATGGAACCATTGCCAATGTTGCTGTGTCTGCATTCAACTACGACCACCCAACGGGCGGCAAGGGAGTTGGGTGCGGGCTGCAAGCCGTACAGATTATGGAGCTTGTAGAATACGCAAAGGGAAACGTGTTTGAGGAAGAAGAGGGTTACACGGTGGAAACTCCTGCCGAGGATAATGTACCCTTTTAATTGATGGATGGATGAGGATGCTATCAAAGAACTTATCGCCTGTGTTATAGAACAGGCGGTACATGATCGCCGCAAGGCTGTCACTGATGGTTTACTCGACAAGAAATGCAACCCAATCCGGCCCCTCGACAGAGGTGAGGCTGAAAGGCTCGCTAATCTAAAATACTTCCTGCTTGATGGTGGGTTAGAGATAGCTGCCGAGGTGGTCGGGTTTGGGTTGCCTATAGAGAAAATAAGGAGGATAAGTAATGAACCATATGATTGATGTTAGAAAAGGAAAGCCATCCGCATCGGACGGCGAAGCCAATGAGCTTTGCCCCGGACGGCACCAGATGTCTTTAGGGATGAAAGACAAGGCAACCCCCCAGTCTCTGACGGGGGATAAGATACACCAATGGCTGTATGATCCAAGTAGCGTAGTGCTAGAGGATTATGACCTCATCATTGGCAAGAAGTGTCTCCAGCAACGTGAAGCGTTAATGGATTTAATGTGGGATGACTGGAGGAAGAACCCTCCGATCATCATCCAAGAGGAACGCCTGTGGTATCGCAAAGATAAGTATAGCGGCGTCCCTGACTTTGTGGCAATCCGTGACGGGCTGTGCCTCATCGCTGACTACAAGACTGGCCCCATCAAGGTGGCCAATGCAGCCAACAACCGACAGCTGATGTGGCTGGCCGTACTGGCGAACTACAAATATCATTTCAACGAGG